ACGTTCATGGAATTCATCAAAACACTCAACTTCGTCTGGATCAATCGGAAGTTCGTATTGTGTAAGAGCAAGTTTAATGCCCATTACAACTAACTCAGTGTCAAAATTATCCATTGCAAAACGTAGGAAGTTGTTTACTTTCGTATCAAACTTCTTGTCGTTTTTATCACAGGATTCTTTAAGTTCATAGCAGAGTGAGACTGTCAAGGAATACATGGCACTGATTTCTTTAGTCTTTAACTCTTTTACCTTACCATCTAAAATTTCCGAAGGATTCGGAAGTTGTGATGCCATCTTTCGATGGGCCATGAACTTCACAGCAAGGCCTTCGCCTACTGCACCACTAACCAAATCGGTAGTGGTATTCTCGTCATCGTCGTCTTCGAGTAACTCGGAAACAAATGACCAAGAACGAGGTGTTGCAAAAGAACGACTTGGTGACTTAGGATCAAAGTCATATAAATCTTTCTTTGCAAATGTCAAGTAACCAACAACATCGGTGTGGATTTTGTTTTCAGTTGCCCAAGCAAACCAATCGTCAAAATCAACTTTAAGTTCTAAGTGAACAAAACGGTTAGCCAACGGAGCAGGCATTCTATAAGTAACACCTTTGTCAGCGTCTCGGTTACCAGCCGCAACAATTAGTACGTTGTCTGGCAATACATATTGACCAACCTTACGGTTAAGGATCAACTGATATGCCGCGGCTTGTACAGCCGGCGCCGCAGAATTCATTTCATCAAGAAACAAAATAATTTTTTTATGTTTCTTAGCCATTGCCTGTGTAGGCAATTCTTGTGGCGGTGCCCATTTCATTGTGTTATCATTTGCCGCATAATACGGAATACCTTTAATGTCTGTAGGTTCCCATAGTGACAAACGAACATCAATTACAAGTGCGTCTAACTGTTCACCGATCTGGTGAATAATGTCTGACTTACCAATACCTGGTGCACCCCAAATAAAGATAGGTCGTTGTTTGTTGAATGCTCGAAGAATACTCTTCTTTGCGTTGTTTGGACTAATAGTCCGGCTTGCGATATTTTCCATGTTGTACTCCTTGTGTTTCAGTGCCATACTTAATTTCTAAGTATGTATATATAATACACTCACAGTACCAAAAGGTCAAGTGTTTTTTTAAAGTTTTTTTATATTTTGGTTAGATTAAAAAGCCAGTAAAATCAAGAGGTTAATTCTTCGTCGGCTCTTTTTAGTGCTTTAGTTAGACCATATTTTTTAACATCTCCACTAAAAAGATGTAGTTCGAGTGCTTTCTTTTCGTCAAATACTATAATCATATTCCTTGTTAGATAATACGGACAAGTAATAAACCTGTCTAACCAAATTACAGTGTTGGTTGTAAGTTCAAAATCTGGTGGAAACGGAACTTCGTATGATTGAATACTAATTTTTTCTGTGAGAAATAGATAACCAGCATCAGTTAAACGTAAGCCTCCAGTATCTTTTACTCTTGTATTTTGCCACCACGCTGGCATATACTGTTTTATTGTTGCTTCTGTTATACTAATGTTTGCTTGTTTAAGGAAAATTTTTGTGTAGGTTTCTTTCCAGTTCACTTTACTTTGCCTTCGCGTAACAGTTTTTCTCTGTTAGCCATATGCTTCATTTGTATTTCTTCTTTACTTCCGCCAAAGTATGCTACTGCATGACCTTCAGCCACCATCATGTCTGTAAGTCTTTCATCGTCAAACAAGAAGTCTCCTAAGATTCTTCCAAATTTGCCTTTTTTATCTTCACCTGATCTATCTATTTCAGTTTTTAAGATCTGCATACTTCCAACTGGCATTTTACTTTTTACAAAGTCTTTTGCCGCTAATCCAAATTTCTTTTCTTCTTTGTCTCGTGTTCTTGATTCTGGAGTATCAATCCCCATCATGCGAACTCTTTCTTTTTTAAGCCAAACTCCAAAACCTAAATCAATATCAATATCTACAGTGTCGCCGTCGACTACTCGTAAAATCTTACACTTATATTCGTACATTGCTTATCCCTCTATGACTACATCGCCCTTGTCTAATTTAACTACATTGAATTCAGTTGTATTGAATAATGTGTTTAATTTTTTAGCAAGATTGTGTGCGTGTCCTGGATTAGAAAAAGAAACTTTCTTATACTTAGGTCCAGGAAAACTTGATAGTGAATTTTGAGTTTTTAAATTAAATGGCTTACCTTGATAGAATACTGCCCATATAGCCTCTGCCGCAAGGATTTGGTCAGACTTATATGTCTTTTTATCTATGTATTCTAACAGTACTTTAGGTTTAGGTCTGCTCATATATACGTGTCCTCATAATAAACTACGTATATATTTATCTCTACTTCTCGGTAATTGTAATATTAAAAGCAGTTGTTATTCGTGGTTCTGCACTGTGTTGTACAGGAATACTATGGTTTAAATACGGTGCAAAAAAGATCATATCACCTTCTTCTACATCTACTTGCATTACTTCTTTAGGGTATTTTGCAGGCAGTTTATCCGCAATAGGTGTAGGTTGAGTGCTTCTTATACCGTCTGCAGAGGGGTTATAGAATATAGTTGGTGCGTGTAGTTTAGGATCATACTTAACATAGTGTACTGCACATACCTGTATTGTACGAGGACTTGACAAGTGATTATGTATTTCACCCCACCCGCCTTTACCTGTTATATTATACCAAGCATCAACACCTATGTTCCAGTCGTTTTTATCTGTGTCGTAACCGTAAAAACTAATAAATTTGTTTAAGGTTTGTTCGTATTTAGGTAGAATATCTTCCCAGTCTACTGCAATAGCATTTGGAAAATAGTCGCTGTATACATTGCAAAAGTCGCAGTTAGGACCTTTGTTAATAAATTCTTTTTCTATGTTTGCAGTAAAGAATGTTTTAATTTGATCGTGGGTATCAACTTTTGCTTTAAAGATATCAGTTTGAAACAAAGTTTGTATTTGCATTAATCTTCTTTAAAACCGCCACCGTCCATTTCGACGTTGATTACTTCTTGTTCTGCCTTTACAGCATTATCTCGTACAAACTTTTCTAAGTCTCCGTGCAGTCTTGCACTTACTTGACCTAATGTTAAAGCAAGACTTCTTGCTTGTTGAATAGTAAGTTTAACTTCTTTTGCTTGAGATGAATCAGCAGATTTTACCTGCTGAATAAATGTTTCAATTGGTGATGTATTAATCGGCTCTTTTGTCATCTGCGTTTGCCTTGCTAAGTTCTTGGCGCATGGTTAATTCATCTTTAAAAGGTCCTTTAGAAGTATAACCTTCAATAGTAACAAGTTTAGGACAAAAACTTCTTACCCAACCTTTTTCAAATCTAATAATGTAATAACCTGCACAGTATAAACTTTTTGATTTTTTTGATTTTGTAAACAACGGTAGTTTACGTTTAACATCATACATTGAATTATGTGGTACACAAGATGTTCTAAAACTGTGAACTTCTTTGTCTGCCTTTACAACTTCAGCATCTTTGATGCCCCATTCAATGTCAACATCTCTTGTTAGTTGTTTTTCATTTTCGTAAAATTTTGTATGTGTGTTACAACAGTACATAAAGGATTTGTCTTCCTGTTTAGAAAGCGTACCAATTCTTTCTCCGTCTTCTTCAACAATCCAAAACTTACCTGCCACAATTGGATTTGCTTTTAAATTTGTCATCTATACACCTCCTAAGTATTCTTTTAAATTTTTATCGTCTACCATAATTACCTTTGCATCTTTGTTAGCGGCAATTGCCGCATACAATCTTGTTCTGCCGTCAATAACATATTGACCATTGTTTAGTTTTACAACTAATACAGGTCTACAACTTCCTGTTTCGACTGCTTCAATAATAGTCTCTAAAGAAAATTCTCTTTCGCGAAAATCACGTTTATCACGATCAAGCATTTCTTTAATATAGGTTTCTTTGTAGCCTTCTTGACCTTTTATTGCTTCTATAGTCTGAAGTGTGTATAAATCTTCAGGCATATTTGCTAAGTTATTTAACTTCACAATTTCGTCAACTGACATATTTTGGACAGGTAAATCTGCAAGAAACTTGCCAATTTGTTTAGCAACATCTTCTCTATACCACTCATCTGATGGTATAGGTCTACCTAAATTTATTGGTAAAGAATGTACAAATTCTTTTACTTCTTCTGCTGGACACTCTATCAGTTCGTAAGCATCTAAGTAATTTTCGTCCATTAATTCGTTCATGCTGACAATGATCCTATTGGTTTACATTCATATTTTACAGTATCCCAGTCACCATCTATTGGAAGATCTTTATACACAGGCAACATCTCTAAACATTCATCTTGCGAATCAAACCATTGAACATCTTGATCTAAACAGGTTGATCCTAAGCATACAGTTAACAATATGTGCCAAATAACTTCCATTAGACGTACCTTGCATTCAACGGTTCGCTGTAACTTTGTACTTGTTCACTAATTCTATTAAGTTCGTGTTTAGCACAGAACTTCATAAGTTTTACACCAACTTGTCCAACTTCTTTAGGTTTGCTATTATCTGCAATAACCTGTGCTAATATTTGTTTAATCTCATCTGGCTGTGCAGTTAAATCACAAAGTGTTACATTACGTTGATAGTCTTCAAGTACTCTATGTTCTTTGCCGTCGTGATCAACCCAACGTTGTAACATTAAGTTGTTCCAGTTATAGCCTTTAGATTCTTTGTCTTCAAATGCTTCCATTAAGCCTACTTTACTTTTTGTGCCTTTTACTCGAACACCTGGATATGCACTAAACACATTATCACTTGTGTCACCACGCATACACTTTTCAAACAATAACCATTGTGGGTTTGGAGCAGGCTTAGGCTCTTTAGTTTTTTTATCAATTACAGGATTACCTTTTTTATCAAAGTAACCTTCATGAGTAATTGTTACATCTTGTACACCATTGTACTGCTTTACATTGGGAGCAATTAATTGTGCAAAGTCTCCGTCAGTTGAAATAACAACATGATTGTCATTAGGGTGAGATTGTATCCAACCTGCAATCAAATCATCTGCTTCGAGTTGCGGGTGATGTAAAACAGTACAATTAGTTTTGTTTGTAACAAATTCTTTAAACTCGTCAAACATTTCCCAGAATACTTCTTCTTCCTCTTGCTGACTTGCAGTTAGTGCCGCACGAGCATCACTTCTATTTCTTTTGTAAGGCTCATAGTAATCTTTACGCCAACTACGTCCTTCAAGACAAAATATAACATGACTGCCATCAAAGTCTTGCCATGCTTTTCTAATACCGTTCAAGGTAATGTGAAAAGCCATACCAACTTTATCTGTAAGGTTACCTCGTACTACGTGTCTTGCACGAAAGAAAGTGTTAGCAGTGTCAACAAGTATGTATGTCATAATGTACTATAATCCTTAAAAACTTTCATTTATAGTATTATTATACTACTTCTTATCAGTATTGTCAACCTGTTGTTTTGATTTTTCTTGGATTTCTGTCAATACATCTTTGTTCATAAAAGGAACAGCATTAAATTCTTCATGATCAAAACTGTTTGTAAGTCTCAAATCAAATGCTACACTAACTCGAAGATCATCGCGTGTATGCGGTTCAACGTAGTGTGGTGTACAACTTGGAAATAATACGCAACCACCTTTTTTATTTGGTAGTGCAATTTTTGATTCAGGATCAAATGTTGAATGATATACAGTTCTTGTATGATAATCGTCAAAATGCATATTACCACTTAGATATGAATCTGGCTGAGCACCGTGTGCGTGTGAGTCCATGCCTTCGTCTTTACGTAACACATTTGCCCAACAAACAATTTGCAAGTCTTTTAATTCTAATTGTTGCTTCTGAACATATTCAAGATACGAATATCTAAGAAACGTTAGTAACTCTTTAAATGAATCAAGGTCTTGATTAAGTAGATTGTATTTTCCAAAACGTGTAGTAATATGGTTATCATCTAAACCAGTACCGCCCGAATTTGTATACGCATAATCTTTAAGAATTGTTTCTTCGTTATCAACAATCCATTTGTGAATAGAATCAACATGGTTTAAGTCAGTCCAGTTTGTTAACCAAAGAGGAATATTCCAACTTGGTGCAAACTCTGTTAATGGGTGATAACTCTTAATTCTTACTAACGACATTACTTAACCTCCGCTTTTCCGTCACCTAAATTTTTTGTATTGATGTATCCTGCATTTCTTGTAGGGTCTTGGCCTTCTTCTGCAAGAACATTTCTTGCAAGATCCTTAAACCACATATCAACGATTTCTTCGTTGCTTTCGCCTTTATATCCAGCATCAAGCAGTTGTTCAATAAATTCATTATTCCAATCAAGTTCAAAGAATCCATTTCTAATATTTTCTTTATTAACTTGTGTATCAAGAACACCAACCCAAGGTTTCTTAGCCTTAGTTGCCGCTTCTTTCTCTTTCATCATTAGGTCACGATGAGAAAGTTCTTTTGTTTCTTTTTCTTTCTTCTTAAACATATTTTTAAGTTTATCCATCATAGTCCAGCCTTTCTCGCCGCTTCATCTAAGCGATCTATTGTTTTTATTTTATGTTCCCCATGCATTGCCGAAGATGTCGACGTGTAGTCTGGGGGTATA